ATCATAGATTTTATCAATCAGTATGTAGATAGAGACAAGTTATTTGATAAAGCCCTAAAGAAGAAGATACAGATGTTTTATGACGCTATGTCTTGGGATATGCCGGTTGATAAAAATAACTCAATTGAAAGGTTTTTTTGATGTATAATTTAATTAAAGGTGATTGTTTAGAACTATTGGATGACATAGATGACAATTCAATTGATATGATTGTATGTGATTTACCATACGGTCAGACTAAAAATAAATGGGATAGTGTTATTCCATTGGATGAATTATGGGAACATTATAAAAGGGTTATTAAAGATAATGGTTGTATAGCTTTATTTGGTCAAGGTATGTTTACAGCAGATTTGATGTATTCAAATAAAAAGTGGTGGAGATATAATTTGATTTGGGATAAAGTTTTAATCAATGGTCATTTAAATGCTAACAAGATGCCGTTGAGAAGCCACGAAGATATCGTTATATTTTATAATCAATTACCAACATACAATCCACAAAAAGTTATGGGTAAAAAAAATCATACAATCGGTAGAGGGGTGTTGAATAAAAATAATAATTATGGGAATTTCGTTTTAGTTGATAACAAGAATAAATTAGGGAATATGAAACATCCAAAATCCATATTATCATTTTCAAGGCCTCATTCATCCGTTATGAAACATCCTACCGAAAAATCTGTTGAGGTATGTGAGTGGTTAATTAAATCATACACGAATAAAAATGAAGTGGTTTTAGATAATTGTATGGGAGCTGGCACGACAGGTCTTGCGTGTAGAAATACAAGTAGAAAATTTATAGGTATTGAGATGGATGATAAATATTTTAAAATTGCGGATGAGAGAATAAATAAAAAAACTTCAATTGAAAGGTTTTTTTAACTTGACTTTTACAAAAATAATCAGTAAATTAACACTTAATATGGAGAATAACAATAATGAATAAAATCACATTAGATACCTTTATCCAAAAGTATAATCTTGGTGGTAGTATAAATTCAGTAAAGTGGGAGTCTAACGGCGACACACTTTCTACTCGTTTTATATCACCGGACAAAAGTCTTTTGGGTGAGTTATCACTAAGTAAACAATCACTTCCAAACTTTGAGGTTGGTGTCTATGATACACCATTACTATCAAAGATGATGGGAACACTTGCTGATAAAGTTGATTTCAGTTTAACTAAATCACCATCGGATGATGAACAACCAGTAGCATTTAACTTTACAGATGGTAAAATATCTGTTGATTATGTTCTTGCTGCTCTTGGTGTGATACCTGATGTACCAGAACTAAAGAACATTCCTGAGTTTACTACTCTTGTCAATATTGATACTCAATTTATCAATTCTTTTATTCGTGGTAAAGGTGCTTTATCCGATGTAGAACATTTTTCTATTCAACCGGCAGATGGTGGTGTAGAGTTCGTTATCGGTTTTAGTGACATTAACTCAAATCGTATCAGTATTAAAGTTCAAAGTGGTGCTGTAAAGTTAACTGAACCAATCGTCTTTAATGCTAACCTATTCAAAGAAGTTCTAAGTGCGAACAAAGAATGTTCCAAAGCAGTTCTTCAGGTTGCTGATAAAGGTCTTGCTCACATCGAGTTCAAGATAGATGACTTTAATGTTAAGTATTACTTAGTATCACAGCAGGTATAGTATGAGTTCACACGGATTATGGGTAGAAAAGTATAGACCTCAAGATTTAACAACTTATGTTGGTAATGAAAACCTTAAAACTAAGGTTGAGAGGTTTATAGAAGAACAAAATGTTCCACATCTACTACTGTATGGTAGAGCCGGTGGGGGTAAAACAACCCTTGCCAAGATTATCGTAAATTCAATTGAGTGTGACTATCTCTATATCAATGCCTCCGATGAGAGAAATATTGATTTGGTTAGAGACAAACTAAAAAGCTTTGCTTCTTCGGTTGGTTTCAAACCAAACAAAATAGTAATCTTGGATGAGTCTGATTATCTCAATGTTAATTCAGCTCAACCGGCTCTTCGTAATCTTATGGAGACATTTTCTGCTCATTGTAGATTCATCTTAACTTGTAACTATGTTGAGAAGATTATCGACCCGATTCAGAGTAGATGTCAAACTTACAAAATCATTCCACCATCAAAGAAAGATGTTGCTGTTCATGCCAAGTATATCTTGGAACAAGAGAACATCTCATTTGATTTGGATGATTTGGCTTTGGTTGTAACTGCTGGTTATCCTGACTTAAGAAAAGTTATCAATGACCTACAAAGACAATCGGTAGATGGTAAGTTAAAGATAGACAAAGATGGTATGTTACATAACGAGTTTAAACTTCAGTTCTTAGAGATGATACAAAATGGTGTTGATTTAAGAACTATCCGTAAGTTTGTAGCTGATAGTAACTTTACAGATTATACAGAACTATATCGTTTCTTGTATGATGAGGTAGAAAACATATCAGTTGAAAAACTACCAGAAGTTATTGTTGACATATCAAATGGTGCTTATCAAGATGTTCTATGTGTTGATAAAGAGATAAACTTTATTGCGACCATTTCTAATATTCTAAGGAGAGTATGATGAAGATGAAACAAAGAAAACCATTACCCAAGCAACAAGTTCAAGTAGATTTGACAGAAGCAGATACAATGTCTTGTCAAAAGTGTGGAAATAAAATCTTTATACAAGGTTATATAATAAAGAAGATTTCTGCTATACTTTCCCCAACCGGAAAGGAAGTAGTAGCACCTATACAAGTATTTAACTGTGGAAGTTGTGGTGAATTATTGCCAATGGGTGGGGAGATGGATGAACTTATTTAGTTGGATAGATGAGCTATTTGTCAAGAAAAGACCTTGGGATAGTTTTTCAGATGAAGACAAAAAGAAGTTTAGTCCATTTATGGTAAATCGTTATCTAAGTATGAACAATGATTTTCTACCAATAGTGAATCACTTTCAGAAGCTAACGATTGAGGTAATGCCGATAGGAGTGGTATATAAGTTTTACTGCTCCTTATTACCAAACAAGAAAACATTCTTGAGATACCTTAGTGGAAAGAAAACCAAAACAAACGAAAAGGTTGTTCCTTTCATACAAGAGTATTTTGAGGTTAGCAAGTTACAGGCAAGTGAATACTATAACTTAATGACTAATGATGAGTTAAGGTTACTATTAAAGCAATATGGTAAAACAGATAAAGAAATAAAAAAGATGGGTGTTAAATGAATAAATTGTGGATGGCATTAGGTATTTCATTTGTAGGTCATATCATAGCTTGGTTTCATATGCAAGGTCAGTTTAAATACGAATGGGCTAAAAGCATTTGGTGGGTTGTAATTGGTGGTATACCTATTAGTTTATGTTTTTATTATGGTACTAGGTGGTACTATGAATATTTTAATAACTACTGGTATGTTAGACCTATAGGATTTGGGATGGCTACTTTAGTATTTACCATAATGACTTGGTTGATGTTAAATGAGTTACCAGATACAAGAACTGTAATAAGTATGGGTTTATCAATTATCATCATTATGATACAATTATCACATTTAATTATTAAATAGAGGAAGTTATGAATATAAAAGAACGAGAGTTAATCAACGAAGAACATCCTATAGTCGAACAGATGGAGAACGAATGGCCGGAAATGACTAAGGAGTTCCGTAGGTTACAGAGGGAACAATATGAGCTGTTTCTTAAAAAACAACATGATTATGGTCCTGGTAATATTTCAGTAGGAACACAACTACAAACCGATGAAGAAGTTCATCTATCACTTACAGGTCTTTGGTTTCGTATGAATGATAAGATACAAAGACTAAAAACACTACTGATGAACAACAGACAATCAGCAGTTGAAGGAGAGCCGATGGAAGATGCTTATTTAGATGTATCTAACTATGGTATAATGGCAACAATTGTTAAAAACGGTAAATGGGGTAAATAATGGAAAGACATTGGGGAATAAAGAAAGAGAAAACACCAAGAAAAGCTGGTGGTGAAGCTAGTGAAAAACACATATCAGTTCAAGATAATAAGATTTATTTTTATGCTGGTGTTAATCGTAACAGTTGTAGTGAGTTAAATAAAAAGATTGGTGAATTGGAAGGAAAGTCCTTGACTTTATCAAATACTCTTGGTATATTACCACCACCTATTAAGATATATATTAATTCAGGCGGTGGGGGTATCACAAGTGGTATTTCTTCTATGGACACCATTTTAAGATGTAAAGTTGATGTAGAAACTTATGTTGATGGATTTTCTGCTAGTGCTGGAACATTTTTAAGTGTTGTCGGTAAGAGAAGGTTTATGAGTAGAAACTCATACATGTTAATTCACCAGTTGAGTAGTAGTTTTTGGGGAACATATGCTAACTTTGATGATGAAAAGAAAAACTTAGATTTAATGATGAAAACAATAAAAAACATTTATAAACAATACACTAAACTACCTATGAAAAAACTTGATGAAATGTTAAAACACGATTTAATGTGGGATGCTGAAACTTGTTTAAAATATGGGATGATTGACGAGATAATATAATGGCACACATATCACATAGTCAGTTTGTTTCTTATGGTGAATGTAACCTTAAATGGAAACTTCGTTATATAGACAAGCTAGGAACTTTTACCGGCAACATACATACTCTTTTTGGAACTGCTATGCACACCGTGATACAAGAATATCTCACGGTGATGTATAACAAATCTATCGTGGCTGCTGAAGCACTTGATCTAAATGGTATGTTAAAAACTGAAATGATGGGTGAGTTTAAACTCATAAAAGAAAATCAAGAAACCTTACCGTGTTCACAAGATGAGATGGTTGAGTTTTATCAAGATGGTTTGGCTATACTAGAACACTTCAGAAAACATCGTGGTAAGTATTTTATGAAAAAGAATTACGAGTTGGTTGGTATTGAGTTACCTATAACTATGGAACTACAAGAGAACGTAGAGTTAAAAAGTTTTCTTGATGTCGTGATAAGAAATAAAGTATCAGGCAAGATAACTATTATTGATCTTAAAACTTCTACGAGAAGTTGGACAGATTATCATAAGAAGAACTTTTACAAGAAAGCTCAGTTATTACTTTACAAACAATTTTATTCAGAGAAGTTTGATGTTCCATTGGATAAAATATCTGTGGAGTTCTTGATATTAAAAAGAAAGATAGCAAAACAAAGTGACTTTCCTATTAGTAGGTTACAGAGGTTTGAGCCTGCTAATGGAAAAGTTAGTGTGAATAAAACAATGAAAGCTTTTAACGAGTTTCGTGAGGCTATCTTTGATGAGAAGGGAAACCATAAAACAGATAGAACATACAATGCTTCTCCTGGTAGTGCTTGTAAGTTCTGTGAGTTTGTGAAAACGGAGCATTGTGAATGGGGAAGGATACTTTAAGAGTAGCAATAGTCGGTAGTAGAAAATACGAGAATCGAAGAAAGATAAAAGAGTTTATCTTTAAGTTAAAGAACGAAAAGGGTTCAGATACTATTATAGTTAGTGGTGGTTGTAAAACAGGCGCTGATTATTACGCTAAAAAGTATGCTTTAGAGTTGGGATTGGAATACCAAGAGTTTCCACCACGACATGAAAATTGGAATCTATATTGCCCTAATGATAAGAAAGATTATAACAAACCATACAGCGTAAAAAACTATTATGTTCGTAATAAGATAATAG